TTTCTGTGTGGAGGGCTTGACCAGTTCACGGACCATCACTTCGTCATTAGCATTGAAGAGCTCGCCGAAGTGGGCGCGAAGGGAATTGACCGCATAGTCAGGATCGGTCTGCTTGTTGGAACCCGTGCCAGGCAAATCACGCAAAACCTTATCCAGGTCATCTCGGTTTGGAACGGGTGCAGCCTGATGGTCAGGGCCTTCGAACAGAACATGTTCACCTTCCTTGAAGTCCTCGGCATTGATCACGATGTAGCCAGTCGGGTTGTCTTCGCTGACTGGTGATTCGATTTTGACGGTTGCGCATTCCATGGTTTCTCCTTTGGTTGGTTACAGATACGGACTCCGGATGGAATCCGTATGAATAACCAATCGGGGATTAGCCGATGATCAATGCGGCGTGACGAGGAGCGATCATCTTCACGCCCCAGGCCAGTGCCACCTCAAAGTGAACCTGACGGTATTGCTTGTACATCGCCACTTGGAAAGCCAGACCGGACACTGGGTCAACGATTTCCACCACGTCAGATGCCATGTCGCCGCCTTCTGGCATGTAGGGGCTTCGGGTAGCCAGTACGATAGCGGATTTGGAGAACAGCATGTTGCGCTCACAGATACCGACCACAGTCATGGCAGTCGCCGAGGCTGGGATCGCCTGACGCAGACCAGGTTCTGCCAGCACGACGGTACCAGGAGCCGCTACGCCGGTTGCCACGACATACTTGTTGGTGTCACCGGCGAATGTCACGATGTCACCTGCCAGAACGGTGCCGGTACCCGTGATCAACGGAATGCTTGTGACGCCCACTGCGAAGCCAGCAGCTGTGGAGGTGTAGGCAGCACCAGTTCCGACAGCGGGTCGCTTAATACCGGCAGACTTACCGATCGAGGCACCCATAATGTCGCCGATGATACCGCGGCGCAGCATTTCGTCTGTACCGGCTTCGCTTACCTTGAACAGAGACGATTGCTTACCACGAACGTTGGCGATTGCCGAAGTACCCAGGACTGCACGCATGTCAGCAGAAGGTGCACCGTTGTCTTCCAGGATCTTGATGGCCTGAGACATGTCGGAGAAATCACCCGCGGTGCTGAACGGAATGGCTCCCGGTGTACCGAAAGCACGGGAGGTGTTTGCGAACAGGTTGCCCAAATCGGATTCAACCAAGTTGACGATAGCACGCATGCCCTGTGCAAAGCGCTGTGCCATAACCGATTCGTAAATCTGGGTTTGACCGACCGCAATTTGCTCATCACCGTTCCAAGCAATGGGGGCTTGGAACTGATTGGAAATTGTCACGGTCACATTGCCAGGAGCAGCGCCGCCAGTGTCAGGGGATGTATTGCCAGGGGTGATGGCCACAGGAGTGATCGCACCGACCACAGGGACGTTGACCGTTTGGTTGATAGCGACGCGGTCGATACGGGAGTCTCGGGTGACCGCTGGGATCAGGCCCACTTGTTCACGGGAGACAATATCAGCCGCGGCGTAGAGGGTGGGAATGAGTTGCGTGAGTGTATTGGGAGCAGCCATGATGGTCCTTAAGAAAGATGGTCAGAGAAAGTTGGTCAGTCCGACCATCCCGGTCTCGTCGATATTCATCCCGAACATCATGGCTGATGGAGGGCATTATATCCAGAAAAACACCCAGGGTCGAATTTTTTTCAACTACAAAAAAGCCCCAGGATCAACTGAGGCCTTTCTGAGTGCGGTTGAAATGATCAGTCGATGATCACGTGTTCCCTGGCCGCCTTGGCCTTGGCGCTTGTAGCCAGTGCGTCGAATGTGGCACGCTTCATGGTCTTGGCATTGCCACCGCCAGCTCCACCGCCAGCTCCACCGCCTACGTTACCGGCAGGGAACCAGTGAGGAGCGGACTCCTTCATGGACTCCAACCATTCTTCTGGCTTGAAGGGGGTCTTGCCGTCCTTGCCCAGAACGGGCTGTCCGTCTGTTCCCAACTGAATGGCGTCACCGTCATCATTCAAGGAGAAGATTGAGCGAGCACGAAGCAAGGCATCTTCCACAGCAAAAGGATGAAGGCCGGACTTGCCAGCGGCTGCTCGTATGTGGTTGTCCAGAACCCGAGTCTTGAACTTACCCGCGACACCCTCAGCAACCGTCTTGCCCTGATTGGCAGCATCGACCTGTTTCTGAAGTTCGGTCTCACGTTTGGCCATACGTTTGGTCATGACTTCGTCGATCTTACCGGCAGCGATCAGGGTGGCTTCTTCCTCATTGTCGAATTTGGCCAGCAGCGCCTTGGTCTTGACCGGATCAATACCCTGGAATGGGGCCAGAGCTGCAGCAATAGCATCTTCAGAAAGCTTCTTGGCTTTCTTGTTGGCTTCACGCTCTTTTTCAAGTGCTGTCTTCAGGCCAGTGGTGTCTTCGAGGCCATCGACCTCCAGATCAAATCCACCGGCAGCATTAGCTTTGTACAAACCACGAACGGCTTCGGGTAGGGTGTCCAGTTTTTCAACTTTTAAGGCAAGCGCCATAATCAGCTCCAGTTACTCTTCAAGCAGTATCCCACTGCTCACGGGTTTGACAGCATCACGCCATCGAAATCTTAATTAGACAACCTTAAGGACTTAGTACAGATTGCTCCGTAGCAGGTTGATGCCTTTCCTCAGGCCCAGGGATTACACGAGTCCTGCCCTCGTGAGAAAGGCGTTCCCCTTCCGCTCGTCGCACCGATTATGGCTTGGCATACTTCGCTTTCAATTGCGATAGTGTAAGGGAATTCCCCGAATTATCAACCAGTTGACGTAAAGTAATTTTACCGTCTCTCCACAGTTCAGCCCTGCCTACTCCGAGTTGCTCATTCTGTTGGGCTACGGTTCGACGACCAAGAAATTCTTCGAAGCTGGTATCTTTCCGAATCTGACCTTCAGCAGAGGCCCTGGTTTGCCCTTTGGGTTCCTTCAATCCGAAGTCTGACAGGGGGCGGAGAATACCAATGATTGTGGAACGGCAATTCCAATGAACTGGGGTTTGTTTGAATGGCAGCTTGTTGCCGTTGATAGGTTCTTTGTCCAGATCCCATTCGGCCCCTGATCGGGCCATGCAAATCGAGGTCGTATGACCGTCGAGAGTGGACAAGTGGCGGTATCCAGTGTAGACGTCAGCGTTCTGGCCTATAACGGCCATCCGTGCATCTCCGGCGGCCTGCATTATGGCCGTATGTACCAGCGCACGTGAGTTCCTGCCGGCTAAGTCGGTCATTTGTGCCACACGACGGAAGATTTGGGAGTTTGTTTCCCCGAGTGCGATGCCCTGACGAACTTGGTTCGAGAACTTGAAGGCGGTGTCCAGTGACATCTTCTTCCACCAGGCATCAGCAGGACCGCCTTCGACCAGGAGAGTCTTGGTTATGGTTTCCAGTACTGCAGCACTAGGCACTAAAGCTTCAACAGCGATAGTAGCAACCGTGGGGTCTCCTTTTGCCAGTAAGCCCAGGTTCCTTGCGTTGGTAATACTCTCCTCATCCATCGCGATGGGGATCACTTCATTCGCTGCATCCCTGAGTGCTGCATACCGATGCCGGCCATTACCGAAAACAATGGAACCGTTCTCACGGACTGACGCATTCGACGCCTCGAAGGTTCCATTGTCTAACATGAATTGCTTCACTCGTTCATAACGAGCACCGATTCCACCCGGACCAATATAGAACTCAGTGCTTTTCTTGAACAGCGCATCGAATTTGGCAACATCCACATTCACCAAACGAAGACCATCTTTCTCGTCGATCCGGTTAATGGTGACAGCCAGGTTGCCAACGGCTAAACGTTCCTTGGGAGTTACTAGTCCGGGGATTTCATTGAGTGTCTGACCCAGGGTAGATGCGGCTTTAGCATAGTAGTCCCCGATCGTTGCTTGGGTATCCTTCAGCAGGGAGTTCAAACGAGCCTTCTTGAAGTCTGTAAGCTCTTTCCCACCCAGCTGCTTGATCAGCTCTTTGCGCATATCGTCGAAAAGGCTAACGATTCCGGCTTCCACAGAATTGGAATGACGAATTAGGTCGATCTGCAGTTGCAGAGCGGCATCAATGGCAGCGAGTTCTGGGTTCATAATTGGTCCATCCCCTTAAGCATCGTGAACTTGACCATTTCGAGGACACCTAATGTCTGGCTGATCGTCAGGTTGCCATGTTTCTCTGACTTGATCAGGTCGATGATGTCCGCATAGAACTCCTGAGTGTCAGGAGGGGGAGACTTATTCGTAACCAGTGAAATGATTTCGCTCATGTGGGACTCCCAACTGATTTGTGAATCTCAACGAGCTGCCGATTCAGCATGAAGAATATCGGTGCTGCTTCCGACTGATCCATGTCCAGGAAATGCTTGACACTAAAGGCCTGATCGTCGATTAGTGCACACCGAGAGGCCAGGACTGACAGGGCGGTAAACCCAACGTTAGTATCGAAGGCCAATGACATATCCACGACCTTGATTGGTCGTACTGTAGCGAACTTTCCCGACGGAAGAAACCGGCCTTGCATGCTATACAACTGGCTCGTCCAGTATCACACCTGGGCCTGCAAGTAACTTACGACCCTCTTCCTCTTCGAATGTAACTTCAGGAGCGATGATCTCGCCCTTCTGTAGGTTCTCGAACAGTACCTGAGAGGAGATGCCACCATTCTGCCAAGCAGTGACCAGAGCGGCCAGGGTGCCTGAGTCCATGGACATGGGTAGAAAGTCACGGTTGAGTTCGTACTTGCAGTTTCCCGAATAGCCTTCCCACAGAATGAACCAGTTGAGTGCCTGCTCCAATCCCTGAGAGATAGTGCGTGACATTGAAGACAGGATACTCTCCTCTCCTGTCTGTCGACGGGCTACAGTCTCGGCAGCTTCCACTCCGGCCTTGGTGGATTCCAGCATCCGAGCACCGAGCACAGCCATCTCACGCTTCTTATCCTCCAGATTAGTGCGCAGGGCTTCGAACTTGGACATCACCTCGACGAAATATGCCTTGGCATTAGGGTTAGACAAGGCATTCGCGATGGAACCACCCACGGAGATTTCCCCATCGGCCTTTTCCATCCCAGATATAAACATCGTGGGCAGGCCCGAGAAGAAGCAACCCCGTTCGTAGCTGGTTGCCTGCATGTAGTGATGGAAATTAGTGGTCACTAGGTCGATTAGCGGAGGCGCATCAATATCGGGGTCCGTGCAGTCCACGCCGATGAAGACGAACGGGATGAATGGTAGGTACTGGCTACCCATGGTGGGGAATATGTCCTCTCCCAACTGCACTTCCTCGCCCTGTTCGTTCACGATGTAGACACGCTGACGATACTTGCCTTCGAACAGGTCTAGCACTCGGTACTGGGTTTGGCATTCGTTCTCGAATTCGTTCTCATTGATTACCGCTTCCTCCTGAAGAC